AAGTTAGTATGGGTTGTGCTTCATCTTGAATGTAAAATATATTTTGTTCTAAAGTAGTGTCATAAATTACTTTAACTTTAAATATAATTGTTTGTGCAGCTGGAGTTGATGTTCCAGTTCCATTCAAAATAATATTTTCACCATCATCAAAATCTTGTTCATCTTCAAGTAATACTCCACTTGGCATATGTTCAAGATTACCTTGTTCTAGTTGTATACCCTCATTGAATGTTCCAGCTTGTTCTTGCTGAAGTCTTATGACATTTTCAAAAGTGGTATCAAGAACTTGAGTTGTACTATCCCAACCTTTGACAACTCCAGTATGAGTTGTTAGTGAAGCCTCTGGTGAAAAAGTTCCAGTTATATCCTTTAGAACAAAGTGAGCTCTAAATACAGCGTCAGGTGGATTAGAGGTTGTATATCTAAATCCACTATCTGTAATTTTCATAGATTTAGCTGCACCAATATTTGTAGTTGTAGAAATTAATTTAGTTCCAGAACCGCTAGTAGTTTCTGAAACACTTACAGTTGGTAGTTTAGTATAACCACCCCCTCCATCAGATATAAAAACTTTTTGAATTGAACCAGCTTCAGTAGATGCTGATTCAACATCTTCAAAAGTATCAAACTCTAAAACTATTTGGTCTGTAGATGTGGTGTGAGTGTCTATTTTTTCTACGACAGTATTAGTAAGAATATTATGTCCAGCATCTATTGATGTTGCTCCAACAACATCTGTTGCATTTAAAAGTAAAAAGTCAACATTTTGACCACGAATATAAATTTTTACTCTATCATCTGGAGCCTCTGAAAAAATTATTTGTGTTATAGAAACAGTCCATTGAGTAGAGCCATCTTTTTTAAATTGTGGAAATACTACATCATCAAATGTTATATAAAGAGGGCCATCAGTTACACCATTTACATTAGTAAAAGAAAATGTTGCAGTTGTTCCATCTCCAAGAAAACTGTCACTTTCAGTAGTTTCTAAAGCTATTTTAAATTCTTCTAAATGTGTAGTAGTTGCATCTTCGATAAGAATAGTATCAGAGGTTATTCCCTCTTGGAGAATACCTCCACCAACCATACTTACAAAACCAGTTGCATCAGAAGTAGACTCATCTAAAGAGTTAGCAGTGAAGCCTATAGTATCCCCAACTTCGTAACCAGTTCCAACATCATCAACAATTACTTCACTTACAGAACCCTCTGAAATACCATTAACAACTACAGTTGCAAATGCATTACCTACTGCTTCCATTGCAATCGACTCTGTATCAGAGTGAAGAATACCATCATTTGTTACAGTAGTATCAGCAACAATACCCTTTACTGTAAAATTTACTGTTACATCTCTTTCTGTAGATGTTGCAGTAACTGTTTCACCATCAGTAAATACACCAACTACATTTGATATTTGAAGTGATGTAACAGAGTCATTAAAATTTTCATTTTGTTGTTGTGTAGTAACAGCACTTTCAACGATAGCTGTTGCTCCAGACGAACTCCCAGTAATCAATTGATTTACAACTTCATCTCCAGAAGCACCACCTATTGGAGTAACTCTAATTGATGTTTGTGTTGACCATTCGGCCTGAGACAATCTCATCATATATTCGTTAGGATAAAAAATTTCAGAATTTTCCCCTAACAACATTCTCATAAATAATTTGTGGCCTTCAGAACTTCCTTTAGAAGCATATAAGTCTTTAATATTTTTTATTAATTTTCTTTTATCAACTCCAGAAGCTAAATTTTCTGGTATAGAAACCATAAACTGATCTCGCATTTGGTCTAAGAAATCAAAAAGAGTATTATCTACATTTGCATATTCAAGCATCTGTTGAATGTTTTGTATAGGGTTTCCACGATACTCAACAATAGTTGCAGTAGAATTAGAAGTTCCACCAGTTATTGTTTCGCCATTAGCAAATTTTTGTTGACCAGTAATATAGAGGTATGTATTTCTAGAATCTTCTACAACAACTTTTGCTGTTGCTTTTGATGTTCCACCAGTTACAGTTTCACCAACAACAAATTGGCCAAGAGTGCCCTCCCCAATCTCTGTAACAATTCTCTCACCATCAGTTTCATCTAAAATATATGATGTACTTGCAGTTTCTTGAACAACATAATTTATCGTCTGTGTAAGAGTTAAACGACCAGCTTCTAAAAACTGAAAATAGTCTTTTACAAAATTCACAAATACTGGGTGGTCTGCTTGAACAAAATCAGGCACCTGCCCTTCTATAAGGGGTGATACCTTTTTAGTAAATTTTGATTGGTCTGCCATTTATTAATACGCCGAACTAGATGGTGTTGATGAAGTTGATGATACATTTGTTGTTGTAGTACCAGCAGTGCTTGTGGTGGTTGTGTATCCAACTCCAGTTGTAGCAGTAGCATCAACTCCTGCAGCTATCTGTGTATTTGTTAAATCTATTTCAAGTATTTGATTTCTTACAGGAGTAACATCATATGAATTTGGAATAGCAGTTACACGAATTTGTGATGAAGATGAATTATCAACTTCAGCAACAGCTGTAATAATTACTGCATTTATTGAAATAGTTCCATTTACATAATCTACAGTTCCTGCAGTTGAATTAAGATAAACTCTTTCTCCAGATACGATACTATAAATTCTAAGATTGTCCGCACCATCATCATCAAAAAAATATTTAGTAGTTGTAACTCCGTTTAAATAAAATCCAGTTGATGCAATAACACCACCACCTACGGAATTGTGACCAGAGTGTGGGTTATAAAATTTATTATTAAAATTTAAATTATAGTTTTTGGAAGTTGATATTTCTGGAGTAAATAGTTTAGCCATAGTTACAGTTGTGGTGTTATTTAATATAGCTGTATCTGAATTATCAATCAAACCTAAAAGTTTTGAATGTCTAAAAGGAGCATTAAATGTTTGAAGCTCTGAAGTGTTATAATTTGAAATTGTTGTATTTACTAAAGATGTTAAATCTGAAGCAGATTGTGTTGTAGCACTTGAATCATATTGTATAGTTGTATTCAGTATTAGTGTTGTAGTTTCTGCATCAACAATTACTGGAGTAACAGAAGAAACTTTAAATGAATTTAAATCATTCACTAAATTAGTTTTTTGTGTATCTGTTAAATTATTACCTGTAGTAGATTTAATAGAAATAAAAACTTTACCATACTCTGGAGTTGAACTCACTCCTGTACTTGTATCATAGCTTCCATCTTCGCCACCCCAAACTGAAATTGCTTGTGTATTCGCAAATAGTCTTCTTACATAAGTTTTGTAATCACTTGTGGTAACTGCTCTACCTTGAGCTGCATAATCTAATGGTGCATTTAATTTTATAGAATTAATACTTTCTGGTTCTGCACCACCTGTTGCAGATGCAACAGTAGTCACAGTAACTCCAGTTACACTATCTATAGAAGTTGGCGATGAAAATGTAGTAGCACCATTTGCAGCTGTTTTATTTGAAACCACATATTGCATTGTAACAATATTACCATCTGATAAACCACCACTTACAACACCATCTCCAAAGTAAACTTCAAATCTTCCTGCCTCTACTTCTTGTAAAAAATAAACTGTGCTAGAAGCAGAGAGTTGTGATATATCTGTTGCTTTTGTATAAGTTGTAGTTGTAGTATCTGTGGTTGATGTTTGAACTTTAACAGTAAGAGTTGATGTATCAGAGCGTGGGTCTGTAAGAATAAATCTCTGGTCAATATCACTAGAGTCTACAATATACTTTGTGGTAACATACGTTCCCTCATAAATATTAGTAGAATCAAAATTAACAGCACTACCAACATTACTGGCAGTAACATCAGAGATAGTTACAAACTGATAATTAGTTCCATCAACAGAAGCAGTAAAAGCAGTTCCTGCAGGCATTGTCTTTGTAGATGCATTAGTAGATAATACTACATTAACAGTTGCTATAGGTGCTCGTGCAGAACTCACCTCATATCCTAAAGTCTTAGCATGAGATACTGCACTAGATCGTAAACTTGAACTATCTAAAAACATTTCATTTGCAACCATGTTAGTATTGTATGCTAGATAGTGTGTATTGTATGCAAGGGTATCAAGAAGTATGTTCATACCAGAACCCTCAAAGTCATAGTCTTTAAATTGATTTTGATTTTTAAGAAAAACTTTTAAGTTATCTTTAATATTATCAAAGTCAAGTTCTGTAACTTTTAATCTTTTATCATTTACTGCCATTATCGTAATCTCTCTAACATAACTGATAAGTCAACTAATTCAGTAGGGGTATTCACGACATAAAATTCTATAGATACTTCATAAGCATTTTTATCTAGGTTTGGAATTGCTGTAACTCCAACCAATCTTGCTCTTGGTTCAAAGTTATTAATTACATCTTCTATTTTTCTTGCAAGTATTTGTGCTGTAATTGGAGTCATAAGTTCAAACAACATATCTCTAACACCAGATGCAATCTCTGGGTGAAAAGGTTTTTCGTAATGATTAAGTAATACCAGATTACGAATAGAACGCTTCACAGCTTTAACATCAGTTATATCTTGTATATCAGAGTTAGAAGATTTCTTACCAAAGAATAAATCTAGGTCTGTGTACTGTCTAGCATTTCTACTAGAAGTATTTTGTGTTGCAGCGTCATATAAGGCCAATTTGAAGACTCCTCATCTTTGTTTTATTTATAACGATTATCCTTTAAAATTTGGGTCTAATTTTTCTAAAACGATATACTTAACTCTCATTATAGTCATGTTTGCTGGGTTTGCTTGTTTTTCCCCATCATCATACACTTGTTGTGAAAGTTCAATTAACTTTGGGTCTTTACCATCTATTACATATTTAACACCATAATCATCACCACCATATTCATTTGGGTTATCATAAGCATAGAACTTAAACCCTCTCCTTTCTTTTTTCTCACCATAGTAAGGTCTTCCACGAACAGCTAAAATTGTATAAGGTTGTTGTTTTAATGTAAGTTTTGTCATATCATCAACTAGTTTTGAACCTTTCCTTTTAGCTAAAGTTGGAGTTAAATCTTTTGTATGAAACCATTCAGCAACTGTAACCTTTCTCATTGCAATACCTTTAATTGATATTGTTGATTTTTCAGTTTTCTTTACTTTCACAGTTTCCACTTGTTTTGTAACTGGATTTGGTTTAGTTACAGTTTCAACTTTTACAGTATTTTGAACCTCTGGCGTTGTAACTTCAATTACTTTTTGTTTTTCTCCTACTGATCCAGATGGAACTGTTATGGGTTTATAATTAAGTGGGTCAGCAAAAAGTTTTTTTCGTTCTTCAGCTGCAAGAGCTAAATCTGCTTCCATCTTTGCTTTAAAACTGTCTGATTTAATTGCATCAGTTGCTTTAGTTATATCTGCATTTATTTTTTCTGTTGGAAGATTAAGGGCTGTTAAACTATCTAATTTTTTTATTAAATTATTTATTTTAAATTCTGATTTTCTACTTACTGCATCTGTATTTGCGGAGATAACTGAAACAGCCTCTTTCTCTGGTGGCACCAAAGCTTGTTTAACTTCTACTGGTTTCTCTTTGATAAGTGTTATAATGTATTTTGCTTTTAATTCTAAATAAGTTCCAGTTGCTTTTGGAACTATAATCTTACCATTAAGTGAATAATTTATATTTGTAAAAAAACTTTGATTGGTCTTTTTACCTTGAACCTCTAAAATTTCTTTAGGTGTTTTTGATAAGGTAAGTGTGGCAGCATTGCTAACTCTATCTTCAACTTCTTCTGTAGTAACTCCAGTTCCAGAATTTGCTGCAGGTATTTCTATGTTTGGTGCAAGTGCACATACATCACCACCTGTTGCTAATTTTGATGTGGCATCTGTAACAAGTTTATCTAGTCCTAAACCTTTTTCTTTAAGTGTATTTCCAAAATCTTTTTCAAGTTCTGCTAGTTTATTATTAAAAGCTGCGATGCCTTCTATTGTGGTTTTATCAATGTCATTAATAAGACTTGTAAGTTCTGATTGAAAATTTACATTTGGTACTTCTGGTAAATCTAATGCAAGTCCATCAAGTCCAGCTTTTACATCAGTTAATGCTGTGTTAAATGCTGCAGCTGCATCTGATGCAGCTGCATCTAATTTTGCTGTAATCTCATTTTCTAAACTTTCAATCTTTAATGATGCTGCATTAAGTTCTGGACTTGCACCACATAGATTTGGAATATTGAAATTTGCCATTCTTAATCTCCTATGAATACAGTCGCTGACGCAGACTCAATTTTATTAGAACCATCTGAACCAGATACACCTGCTGGATCATCGCCAGTATCCACAGTATCATCAAGACGAGCAGCACCTTTTGAACCATTGTTAATATTAACACTATTTGTTGCTGTTGCTGAACCACCGCCAGAATCCATATCAATATCTGCTTCTGAAGTGATTGTCATTTTTGTTGCAGATTTCATATTTAATGTTGTACCTGATTTGATTGCCATAATACCAGATACAGTATCTATTGAAACATTATCAATTGCATTAAGTGTAAGCTTACCACCAGTTGTTGCTGCAAAGATATCACTCTTTGCAACTAATTTAAATTTACCATTGTTTATTCTTTGTTCATTACCCTCTGTAGTTACATCAACATCTGCACCAATACGACCTTTTACATTTTCAGTAATATTAAATGCATGACTACCATTTATTTCTTCTTCAACATTTCCACCAGACTCACCATACCCAACTTTTCTTCTAAAGTTCTTACCTATTTTTTGTGTATAGTTTCCCTCTACCTCTAAATGATAATCACCTTTTACAAGATGACGAACAGTACCGCCAATAGTTAAATTTACAGCACCCTCAATGTATACGTTAGAACCACCCATAATAATTTCACAATTATCACCAATAACTTTAACTGTCTTACTACCATCTGCAATTACTTCCTCATATGTTCCAGAACTATGTGAACGAAAAGTTCTTTCCCCGCCAGGTGTGTCATCTACTTCTGTAAGATGTCCAGACTCAGATTCAAAAACATGATTGTATGGATAAAGACCAGAGCGATATATTCCATAGTCATCTCCATCTTCGTTATTGTAATCAATATCTTTTGGATGCGGTTCATCAAAGTTTCCACGATCTTCTTGTACTGCTTCATCTGATACTGTTGGAAGATATGGTTGTGTTGCAGTTTGAACTTCAGTTTGTCTATTTGTTCTTCTTGCTATAAGTAAGTCATGTGATTCTGACATTTCTCCTTGTGCAAGTCTGCTTGTATCTGATTCTCCTAAGTCATGGCCTGATGGCATGTCTACTTCAAATCCATCTACTGGATATGGCCCATATGTTGGAGTTCCAGCATATTCTGGTTGTTCACTATAAGGACTACGAGGATCATTAAAACCTTTAGCTGGATTTGGAAGTTCATTTGGTTTGCCAGGCAGACTTCCAATAACAATAGGTTGTTGTTTATCTTTTGCGTCTGCAAAGAAGCCTACCACCCATGTTCCCTCAACTAGAAAAGATGGAGTATTACCTAATCCCTGCATAGACGGATTTGTCGTTGGAGCCATAACAGTAGCCCATGGTAAATCTTTTGTAGGAATGTCTGTTAAA